CCAAGTTCATATAGTAATGAAGAAATACATAAAGATAGAGATGTAATAAATTTATTTGCATTAGTAAATATAAAACATTTAATAGGTAAAATATTTTGGTATGTATTAGCGGGAACATTGATAGCATCGGTTTCATATAATTTTATAATAAATATGACTTGTGATAAAACGTTAGATGAAGCAAAGAAAGAATATGATGAATTATATAAAAATGCTGTAACTCCTATATATGGTAGAAAATGGCAAAAATTAGAAACAAAACCAAATTTAATTGATAATCAAGATTATACAGCAAGATTATCAAGTTTTGTAAATATGTATTCTGGTTATATGTTAGATAATTTAAATAGTAATAATGAAGTAGAATTAACAAATGAACAATTAAGATTAATAGGTTCTTCTTATGATGAATTACCTCGAAATAGTTTTATTAAAATTCGTAGTAATTATTTTAAACCAATTGCTTAAAATAAAATTTTTCTAAAATTGATATAATATAAAACAGCTAAATATGAAAAAATACCAATAATAATAATAACTAACCATATAGGACATATGGTTTTATTTCTATATCCAAGACCAAATTCTCTTGGTTTTCCATTTTTATCAAAAATTAACGGTGGTTTAGTAAGTATAACAATTATAAATATTATCAAAAATATAATAATCGAAACTAATGGTATATTATTTCTAACAAAAGTAGAAAACATATTAATATTATATAAAATAAATATAATATTAATTATTAAATAACTTTTAATTTTAATTAATTATATAATAATATTTATTCAAACTCTAAATCACTGTTGTTATCATCATCATCTGGAATATTATTCATATTATATTCTTCGTTTTCAATTTCTTCTTCAACTCTTGCGAGTTCATCAATATCCATTTTATAAATTTCTTTATTCATTTCAGTGACATTACTAATTTTATTGAGTTTATATTCTTTTAATGCTTGTTTTTCCATTTTATTTCGCTCTTCATCATAATTAGCAGCAACATATTGTGTTAAACCTTTTTGTAATCCAACACTCCAATTTTCTAATTTGTTATTTTTAAATATATTTTCGACTTCTCTCTCTTCATCGGTTAAATCTTTAAGATATTCAGTAATTAAATCTTTTTCTTTTTCTTTTGAATAAGAAATTTTTTCTTTAACATTTTTATAATTATTATTTATTAAATTTAAATGATTATGCATAGTATTTAAAAATTCATATATATAATTAATAACATCATTTTTAATATTATCTTCATTGTAATGATCATATTCAGAAACTTCTAAAATAAATTGTTGATTACTGGTAATGTTAATATATTCATTAATAATATTATAAAAAATATAAGAATAAAAATATTTTATAAATTCTTTATCAAATATATTAGGAATTTCATAATTTTCTTCACTATTACTGATAGTAATAGGTGTTTTATATTTTATAAATTTAATAAGTTTTAAAAAAATATGTGATTTATTTTTTATTATTTTAAATACTAATTCTAAACCGCTATTAAAAGAAAAAGAATTGAAAGTGTTATAATATTTATTAAGTATATTAACAATATCTTTATTGTGTGTTTCTGATAATTGCCAGTGTGATGGAATATTATTAACTTCTATATTTTTATTCAAAATAATATTTGGAAATATATTAATAAAATAATCAAGATAAGTTTCATAAAATTTAGATAGATTAGTATTAATATCAAATTTTAAAAAGTTTTCAATATTGGTAACAAATTTTTTGTTAATATCTGGTAATTTTCTTATGTGTTCAAATATATTATTTTTCATAATATTATTAACTTTAGCGAGATAATTTTTAATATTATCTAATTCTTTATCATTTATATTTGTAATATCGTATGTATCTAATATATTATATAATAGTTCAAATAATTTTTCTTCATTATTATCATTTAATAAAGTTTCTTGATAATTAGAAACAATATCTCTAAGTGTATCTATATTATTTCTAATAGGATAACTTAAATTTAAATAAAAAATATTTCTTTTATTAATAATATTTAAAAGATCATCAAGGGAAGATTTATTATATATTTTTCCTTGTTGTTTTAATGTTTCAATAATTTCTGTGATTTCTTTTGTTTCATCAAAATCATTAGGTTTATCCATACAGATACTTTTTAATTCTTCATCAATGGGTAATTTGTTATTAAAATTACAATAATAAATGAAAGCTTTATAAATAGTTTCTTCATTAAAATCACTATTAACAAGAGGTAAAATTAATTTAGTATTTTCGGCATGATATAAAATAGAAGATTTATTTAAATCATTAATAGATTCTATAGTTTTTGTATAGTAATTAACTAAATTGTTGTTTTCTAATATAGTTTTGTCTTTAGTAATAAAATAAATAATAGTATTAATATTAGAATTACAGCAAGCATTTTCTAAAAATGGGTCTCCAGATGAATTTTCTAATAAAGTAGCATTATTATCAACAATTTTTTGTATACTTTCTATTATGCTATTACTTAAATAAATATTTTTTGATGTAAGTGTTTCTAATATATTATTTTTTTTACCTTTTCTAAATGTTTCTAATAATTCATCATTAAAACTATCCGATAAAGGTAAAGAATTATTTTTGGAAATTTTCAAATTGTATAAAGGTGGTATAAAATTTTGCCAATTAACAATAGATA